CCAACCGCCACCCTGCCGACCTTCCCGCTCTCAATCGGCTCGACTGCCACGCACCAAGCCGTCGTGGTTGCGGACGGCGTGCCGCCCTGCAAGACGGGCATCTCCTCGAATGACGCCGTAGCACCGCCAGACGAGCCCGTAGGCGTGATTTCCATGCCAGTGATCGCCAGCACGCCCCACCGTGCCACGGTCACAGACGGCTTGCAGTAGCACCATGTATAGGGCTTGAGCACCGGCGATCCGGGAACGCCTTCCGTGCCGGGGTTTGCCCCCAGCACTAGGTCAGCAGCGTCCTGCGCCCGGTTCCACGCCCGTGCTGAGATGGCACCGCGCAACGGCTGGCCCGGCTCGATACGTCCGTCTGGGCGTGACATCAGGCGGTTCCTATGCCGAGCGCCGAGAAGTCAGAGTCTTTGTAGACCTTGGACACGTACACAGCCTTGGGCTTTTTCAACAGTGCGTTGCCAGACACGTCATCCTCGTACCGCACCCAGAGGTATTCGTGCCCCTTTTTCTCAATTCCGCTGATGCTGCCGATGGTCTGCCCTGTGACGTTCTTTGACGCCACGAACCGAAACGAGAGTGACCACGGCCCACGCCCCTTCTGGTCGTCCCACTCTTGCGAGCCGCTGCACCCGACGAACAACACCTCGCCAGATTCAAAGCCTCGAAAAGTGGCATTGTTCGTCGTGCCCGTCACGCCAGCCACGCCACGAATCCACGCACTCGTCACGTAGCCATTTGGCACGTCGTAGCTTTCCTGCCACTGAAGCTGCGGCACGACGATATCGACGCCGTTGACGCCGTGTGAATCAACGCCGATAGCCCCTGACATATTGGTGGCAGACGACGGGAACCGCTTCTCAAAGTCGAGCGTGCCGCCAGAGCCTACGGAACACGCCTGCGTGATGTGCTGCGTGCCGCCTGTCGTGTCAAACGACCTCGCACGCTTCAGCGGCTCAGTGCCATCTTCGGCACCGTCCTTCGCGTAGCTGATCTGCACCTGCCATGCGTTGTCGCCAAGGAAGCTGACGCTGTACGACTCTGCGTACAACTTCATATTCGGCAAGCCGGGATACTGCCAGTATTGCCCGTAGGCGCTGATCTCTGCGTTGATCTCGGCGTGCAGCACCGTGTCGTCGGCAGTGCCGAAAATCTTGTACGACTTCGTGTACGTGGACGTCGCCTTCTTGCCCTTGCGGACAATCGTCGCCTGACGCGAGTCGCCGTCTTCTACCCAAACGAGGTTTGCCATTACGCTGCCACCTTTCCGCCGCCCTGGCCGACGAGTTCCTTGACACCCTTCGCCGTTTCTTCAGCAGCTTTCGCGGTGCGTTCAGCAAGCGACGAGCCGAAGCCCATGCCGCCAAGGTTGACGCTGGAGAACGTGCCGGCGACTTCTGCCTTGCTGGTGGCAGAGTCAGCACCGGCAGCACCGGCACCAGCCGTTGCAGCCTTCTCGGAAGATGACGATGCCGCACTTGCGACGTTGACGCGAGAGAATGCAGCGTAGTAGGCGTCGAGCAACTTCGACTCCATCTCGCCGCTGACGTTGCCTCGCTGTATCAGCGCGTCCATGCTCGCGCCGATGTTCGTGATTTCGTCAAGCGACGATGCCGAGCCAAGCGACTTCAGTAGTTCTGCTGCTGTGGTCGCATCCTTTCGCCCCTCGTCTTGTCCAGCCGTGACGCTGGCGAGATTTGCCTCGGCCGCCTGCGTCGCAGCACGGCGGTCGTCTGCTCGCTGCTGGTTCGTTGCCTGTCTGCCGTCCTTCGTCGCCTGTGCGTCGTCTCGGATTGCTTGCTCTCTGTCCTTGCGATCCTGTTCTGCGTCTTTGTTTTCCTGTTCCGCCTTTGCCGTCCGCCCCTCAATGCCGGGATTTTCCTGCTCCCGCTTTTCCTTGTCCAACGCCGTCTTGTCCTTGATTGCCTGAATGCGTTGTTCTGTGTCCTTCGCACCCGTAACAAAACCCTGCGCCCGTGCCCATGCAATCTGAATGTTCTGCACAAGCGTGTCGAAAGTGTTCATCACGCCGTTGGTGATGTTGTCGAAAAACCCAAGGATGTACGCGCCCATCGTGTTCAAGATGGACTTAGAGTTCGTGTAGATGGAATCCCATGCGATGTAGATGCCTGAGCCGATGTCCGTGAACACGTCTTGAAAAGCTGCTACCCACGGATCAACGTAGGACATCAACGCTTCAGTCCCACGCAGCCAGCCAGCGACAAGCCCAGCCCAGAGGACGTCCATCGCACCGGACAGGTCGCCGGCAGCGACGGCTTCGTAGACGCCGTTGAAGGTTGTCGTGGCTGTGGTGGCGAGATCGCCCAAGACGACGATGCCGTCAGACACGGCAGCACCAAAACCCTCGCCGATGGCTCCTGCCGCCTGTTGGACGAGCGGAGCCACCGGGCCGAGGGCCGCACCGATCTGGTCTTTGAACTTGTAGAGAGCAAAGACCGCCGCACCGATACCAGCCGCAACCAGCAGCACCGGGCTAGCGAGGGCAGAAAAGAGACCGAAGCCGTTCAAGACAAGACCGATGGAGCCGCTCAAAGCCTGCAACGCATACCCTACAGTCACCATTGCGGCACCGATGCCAATGGCTGCGGCGGCAACTTTAGCAAACAAGACGACGGCTTCCTTATTGTCAGTCGCCAGCTTCGTCAGCCCGTCGATGAATCCCGTGATGAACGGCAACGCACCCGCAAGAGCCGGTGCCACGGCATCCGTAATGGCAATCGCCATACGCTGCATCGCCGCCAGCACGCTGCCGAACGAGCCAGCCAGGCCCGACATCACCAGCTTGTACTTCTCGCCCACTGGCAGAGCGGATGCCATCGCTTCCCGCATCTTGGTGAATCCATCCACGCCTTCTGAGGCGAGAATCGACGCCGCACGAATAGCGTCCGCACCGAAGATGCGGCGGAAGATGTCATCCTTCGCCGTCTGGTCAAGCCCGCCCATTGCCTGATTGAGCGTGCCGATGATCTCCACCATCGGCTTCATCTGCCCGTCAGCACCACGGAAGGAGGCGACAGACAGCCCAAGTTGATCCAACGCACCCACGGCATCGTCAGCCGGCGCCATCAGCCGCATCAGCATCGTCTTGACGCTGGTGCCTGCGTCGCTGCCCTTCACGCCGTTATTGGCGAGGATCGCCAGCGTGGCAGACAAGTCCTCAATGCTCTGCCCCGCTAGGCCGGCGACGGCAGACGACATTGAGAACGCTTCCGACATCTGAGCGATAGACGTACTCGAAGCATCCGCAGCAGAGGACAACGCATTGGCGGCGACGTCGGACGACACCTTGAACACGTTCATGGCGTCCGACATCACCACAGCCGCCTGGGCAACGTCCATCTCGCCAACCTTGGCGAACTCCAGCGCCGTCTTGCCGGCACCGCCAAGGACAGCGTCAAGCGACATGCCAGCCTTCAGCAGTTCAAGCATGCCTTGAGCAGCCTCGGTCGGCCCGACGCCGAGAGCCTGCGACATCGCCATTGACGACGCTTTGATCTGGTCGATCTGCGCCGCAGTCGCACCAGTGCTCGCCCGAATATTCAATAGCGTCGATTCAAACGCTGCGCCCTGACGCACGGCAGCGGCGATAGGTGCCGCCATGCCGATGCCAGCCGCAGCCAGCTTGCCGCCGCCAGAGGCGAGCGAGCGGCCCATATTGCCGAGGCTTTTGTTGACCTTACTCAGTGCCGAGAAGAACTTCCTAGGATCGGCACCGATCTCGACAAACACGCCACCGGCTTTGACTGCTGCGGAACTCATACGTGTTTCTGCCAGTCCTTGCCGAAGAGTCGCTTCAGGTCATCAGGCGTCGCCTGCCGAGGTTTCGCTTTTTTCGCGTACGGATTGAACTTCCTTGGGTCGGCTTTCGCTGAGTTCTTGTCGCGGTTCAGGTTCGCCTGCTGTGCCAGAAGGTTCGCCGTGTGCCACCAATCGTGCTCTAGGCGGCTGTCACGAGCGGCGAAGAGTTGTCTGACGGTCCACTTGCCGGGATGAACCCCGAGGATTCCTGCGGCTTCCCAGACTGCGTCCCAGACGCTCCTGCGAGGCTCTCCACTGTCGCCTTCTCCAGACCCGCCTCCGCTCTGCCGAGCATCTCGTTTGCCACCTCGTCCATCTTGGCGGCCAACAGCCCGATCATCTTGCGGAGGCGCTGGGGGAAAAAATCGACAAGCTCACCTTCCAACGCCTTCGTTGCAGCGTCCAGCGAATCGCCACGCAAGCCGTCAAGGAAGTCTTCCTTCGACAGCCCCTTCGCTTCGGCCTGCTTGGTCAGCAACGCATAGAGGATCTCGCCAATCTTCGCGTACTGGCTTCGCAGCACTTGGAACGTCTGCGAGATATTGGCAGCATCGACCATGTCGAACGGCACAGCCTTACGCTCGCCGCTCTCCTCGTCCACAACATCGACGGTTACGTTGTCGCGGACACGCAGCGCAGACGCCACCGTCAACGCCACCTGCCACGGCCTTCCCTGGTCGTCTCTGAACTCACGCATCCCACTACCTCACTAAAGCCGGGTCGGTCATACGCCCCTCAAGAACGAACGTCGCCACGCCGTCGATTGGGTCTGTCTCGCTGATGCCCGTCATCACTGCGAGAAAGGAAAACCCAGCGGCACCGCCGTTGACGGTGAACGTGCCGCCCGTGTGCATCTTCTGAAATGCCGTGCCGAGACCGGCGACATCGTTAAGCTCCACGCTCACGCTACAGTCGTAGCCAGTGCTGTAGACGGCTGCATACCGACTTCCAAAAGCATTGACGTCGATGGTGCGAGCCGACTCCGTCAGCGTCACGTTGCGAGCGCTGGCGATGTAGCCGCCATCGAGAACGATGGTGCAGTCTTTCCCCAGCGTGATCGCCATGCGTCAGGTAGCCTCTTTGATCGACAGCGAATACGTCACGGCACCATCAAGACTGATGTTCTCGGTCACGCTCATGACCGTGTAGCCAGTCGGATTTGAAGCCTCAAGCGACGTGATCACGCCGTCAGCGTCGTGGCACTCGATCTCCCACGTCTTCGTGGTGAAACCAGCCAGGAACGCCTTGCGTCCTGCACCGCTGCCGACGTTGCTCCGATTGCTGATGTCAATCGTTTCGCACTCCTCCGTGAACGTCGCGGAGATGATGCCTTCGCCAAAAGGAATCGTTGCCGATGCGTCTTTGCCGAGAGTGATAGCCATGTGTGATGGTTCCTGAGTGTGGTGTGGTGTTCAGGTGGCGGGCGTGGTGCGTGACCCCGAGACGGCGAACGTGACGATGCCATCGAGAGGCTCGCTGCGTGAAATGTTCGTACAGACGTAGGTGGCATTGCCGGTGACGGTGCCACCGATGGTGAACGTGCCGCCGACGGTTACGCCTGGAGCGTCAACGCACTCAACCTCGACGGTCTGCTCAATCAACGCCTTGCGAAACTTGCGGCTCGTGTCGCCAAACTTCGTGACGTCCACCTCGGACGCGGAGTGGCTGACGGTGCAGCTGCGGGCGTTAGAGACGCCGGTAATCGTGACGTCCTTGCCCAGCTGAATCGTGACAGTGGATGACATTCGGTGCCCTCGTGTGCGAGTGCCAGCGGTGCGGCTGGTTCGCTCACGGTATGGGCAGCAGGGGCGTTTCTAGACCGGGTGTGCCGTGGCTAGTTACGGGCGAGCATGTTCCGCCACTTCTCATTTGCCTTCGCAACAGCGGCGTCTACCCGCTTTGATCCCTGCATGTACGGGCGGGCAGGATAGCGAGCCATGCGAGTGATCGTCGTCCGATCCCAGTTGCGGGAGTTCTTGAATCGTCCAGCCTTGTCGATCTGCCAAATCAAGGCACCGTACTCGTACTGGTTCCTCTGCGGCCCGATGCTCTGCCCCTTAGTGAATCGCCCGCTGGCGTCGCGGCCTGCGCCGCTCCTGCTGGCTGACTTCCGCAGGTACGCATTGCGTGCCGCACCGACGCCGATCCGCCAAGCCGTCTGCCGCACAACGCCGCCCATCTGGTGCAACTGCGCCAGCCAGGGCTTTGTCTTGTAGGTGCCGATGACAGCCGTCATGCGGGCAGGATCAAACACGTCAACGATGTCGTAATAAAACCACCGCTTTGGTGCCCACGACTTGATCGGATTGCCAGCCGTCCGAGGCTCGCCAGACGAATAGTTCGTTATGTCGAGGTACAGCCCGCCCACAAACTCGACAGGCTTTCCGCGACCGAGCCGCTTCCTTGCTGCCGCCGATGTCTTTGGCGGGCTTTGCCCAATGCCTTTTTTCGCTTCCTGCTTGATGTCTTTGCCAAGCATGGACAGTACCCTGGCGTTCATCTTGCCGATCATCTTCGATACCTTGGGCTTATCGAAGAAGTTGCCCCTGATCGACGCACGCAGCTTGAGTCGCCCGAGCGTCTCCGTGGACATCTCGCGGCGATTGCCGCCGATCATGCCAGGGCGGATAAAAGCCCGGCTCATGCCAGAAAGCATCGACGGCATAGCAGCCTCCTAGACGGTCGGCGTCGGAAGCGTGTTGTTCTCAATCACACGATACGTCGCCGTAATCACGGCACGCCAGACATTCCGCTCAGTCAGTGCGTCGTCTGGGTTGATGTCAATGGCAACCGCCTGCGGACTCGTGACGCCAGCCGGCCAAGTCACGGCAGAGCCGAACGAGTGGGCACGCACCTGGAGCATGACGCTGTCCGCGAGATCGAGCATGGCGTCTACCTGTGCGTCAGTCTGGACGTGCTGCCCGACGAACACCGTCACGGAGTAATCGACTTGCATGTGCGTGCGACTGATTCGCGTCACGTCTGCGCTGCCAGGAATGACGAACACCCTCGGCACACTCATGGCGTCTGTGTCAATGTTCGCCCAGTTCTTCCGCTCAACCGTGGTAGACGCAATGCTCCACGTCACGGACTGTAGCCCAGTGGCGAGACTGTCGGCGAT